GTACACGTCGGAGCTGTGCCGGTGCTGCCATCGGGCGCTAAGCACTGTTGCGGCGTATCGCTACACGCAATAATGGAGCACGGCGTTAAAGACAGTGGTTGTTCTGGTTCGGGTTCGGTACACGTCGGAGCTGTGCCGGTGCTGCCATCGGGCGCTAAGCACTGTTGCGGCGTATCGCTACACGCGATAATTGTACAGGGTGTTAATGTTGGCGGTTGAGGTTCTGGGTCTGGAGCAGGACAGGTATGCGTCATACCTGTCGTACCATCGGATTTCAAACATTCATGAGGAGATGTATCGCAAATTATAGTATCGCAACTTGGGAGCTCATGCGTGGGTGTAGGCTCTGGCAAACATTGAGGCGAATTAGGAGACGCAGCACACAACGACTCTTTGTCGCTACAATTCATGGTAATCGCACCCAGATCCGGGTTATCTATACAATATGCAAACTGTAACGACGATAAATCTTTCTGAGCACACGTTGCTAAATCATCAGATGCAATCCTGCCACAGTAGGCAAAAGTTTGAGAAGAATACGCCCAAAATAAAAAAACTAAAAAAAATGGGGAGAAAACACTAAATAAAGTTTTTTTTTTCATTGCTGGAACCAATATATTGGGCGTATTAATTAATTAAACCGCTTTAGAAGCAGCGCGTTTGAAAAGACCGAGGATGATAAACGCGACAGTCACGGCAATAGTCACAGGCCAAACCAGATCAACCAATTCCAACGCATCCGCTTGTAACGCGGTAAAGCCGGTGGCAACGCCTGCATTTAAAGCAGCTTGAGCCTCACTTAATGTCATCAAAATAAAACCACCAGAAGCCAACGCAACTTTTGCAATTTTTGAATTTTTCATAATTAAAAAACCTATTTTTAAAATTAAATTAACGAACAAATCCCGCAGCGCGGCGGAAAATGCGCAACAAAATAGCGCTAATCATTCCCACGCCAAAAGACGAAAGAAAATAACCGATTAGCGCTGATACATCGGATTCAGTCATTTAAAGCACCCAAAGACCAGCAATAAAGCCAAGGCAAAACGAAAGCGATATAAAACCGGCTTCAAGCACGTAAACAACTGAATCTAATGTCATGGTTTAGCCCCTATTTCATAAACGAGGCTTTATCACCTGATTTAGAATCAGATGATGGAATTTCGACAGTTTTGGAAACCGGAATAGGCGTTGCACCCACCAAGGGGATGATTTCCCCAGGTAACAAAGACAAGAAAGGCTGACCGTTCATCATGCCGTCACGGGCGGGAACCATTGCAGTTGCACCAACTAAGGATTTCATTTGGTTGATAATCGTGGCATCAGCCTTGGACAGATTGACCTTGTAAGAACGCGGGGCAACTTCGACCACATCAGCACGAATACGAGGCTTCCCCTCAAATTCATCCTCAGTAATGCCATTAATTAATAAATGAAAATATGCCATTGTTTTAATACTCCAAAATTTAAGCTACTAAACGTAGCGGGTTAGGTGTGTAAACGTGGGTAGGTGCCGGCTCGACATACCCGGCGGGAAATTGCGCTTCAAAATCAACTTGGATGAAACGAACAAAGGGAATAATTTGAGCGCCGTCATTTAAACCGTTCATGTTTTGCAAGGCAGCACGGGAAAGGCCGCAATCAGTCAATAATTTAATGTGACGGTGAAAAGTCATCCTAGACATAGATTCCGAAGTTATTAACCAACCGTCCCTACGAATATCACGGTAAGTACGAAAAGCGGAATCAGCTAAAACAGTAGAAACTTTGCCGGTTTTGCCAGTTTTGGAGAACTTGAGCCGCAACAAGTCGCGAATCTCGGTATCGTCAATAATTTTCATGGTTTGCCCCTTGAGCGCATTAAATAGATCGGAAGTAGCCAATAGCCAATAATTCCGAAGCTGTGCAGGTGATAAAGAATTGGTAAAAAAAATCTGTTTTAAGTTGGTAGGAACGCCTAAGCGTTCAAAATAACGGTGATACAACGAAGCTTCCCAACGAATCAGACCTTGAGAGTATTGGAGCAGTTGAGGCGTATAAACCAAGTTAATCAAATCACCATCGACACGCCGAGAATTGGCTTTCATGGTTTCCAGCACTTCGGGAGCTTTGGAATAAACCTTGATCTTTTTTAACCGGCTATTCTTTTTGCCAAAATAAGCCGTGCCATCGTAACCAGTACGACTTTTAGTCTGACCGAACGCCACATTGCCCAAGGCATTAATGAACGTTTTAGCTTCATGGTTATCTTTGGCTCGGCTGGAATAAGTAATATCAATCTGAACCAACGACCAAGAATTGTGATCAAGGCGATTAACTAAGTCGGGGTAAGTCATGCAAAGAAGCTCGATAAGCGACATTGAACAATCATAAAAATCAGACGAACCAAAAACATTATGACCTTGCATTAATTTCGCAGGACTGGCCTTGATTTCGATATAAAACGAATCGAGGGAATCATAACGATGATCGAAAATTTTAAACGCCATGCCTTCATAGCTGCTCGGAATAGACTCCCAAGGATGACGCGTGTTATAGACTTGACCCTCAGCATCAATCGACTGTTCAAGAGGGACGCCCAAAGCGGCTAATTGAAAACCCGGCCAAGCAAATTCGGCCAGTTTCATTTCATCGGCAACCTTCAAAAAATCACAGCGCAAAACCAGCATATCAATCATAAATACCCTAACGCTGAAAGCATGACTGAAACGAGTGTTTTGTATCACCATGATACAAGAGTCCACTTGTTATAGTATGTGGACTCTTAGAATTGGCCGCTTCGCAAAAAATCGAAAAAATTGCCGTACCGGTTTGAATAAAATATTGAACGCGGGCGCGGCCACCCTCTGCAAGTGTAACCACGCCCGCGCTTAAATAAATCATTAAAAAATGACTAAATTTAGAGATTGGTTGAAGAAACAGAAAAATCATGATAGGCCACAAACTAAATCAGTGCCACCCTGCCCCACAGCACCGGAGGACTGAACAGGATGGCGGCGAACGTCCCCAGGTATTTTTGATAAATCTAAAAATTTGTTGAGCAGATCGATATAGCTGTTTGATATGACAATGCGGAACTCGTCAGTTTGTGGCGTTTCATGAATTGAGCTAACAATTTCAGTCAGTAACGAGATTAAGAGCATTTGCTCAAAATCAGTAAAACTGGCCGTATTTAATGGCTGTTGGATTTGCATAGGTTCGCCTCTATGATTGAAATAGGTTCTATCTGTGAGAACCGTTCGCGCATATAGAACCATTGAATTAAAACAATGTCAAGAATATAGTTCTCATAACGTAAACCAAGGGAAAAACGAAATGAAAACAATAAACGACTATTTTGATGATTTAAAAAAAATAACTGGTAGCGACTACGCAACCGCTAAAAAACTAAAAATCGGAAAATCATCACTTTCAACAATCAGAAGCCGCGGACAAATGGCAGACGAAACTGCGTTAAAAGTTGCTGATTTATTGCAAATTAACAGAACGGAAGTATTAATTGCGGCAGCAATGGCCAGAAGTGAGGGCGAAGTCAAAAACGCATGGGAAGACGTGTCAAAGCACGTTTACAAGGGAGTAATGCTAGGGGGAGTCGTTGCGCTCGGTTCGGTGGGTCTAGCCCATACTATGACGGCAGAAATGATTAATGGCGTACACTGTATATTATGTAAAACAGACAATGTGGGCATTTTAGGCGGCGTGCTAATTGCAGTGGGCTCGGTTTTAATAAACCGGAATCGAAAAAATGGCAGTCAAGAAAACAAGTTTTTACCACCCGCAATAAGATAATCCCCAATGAACAACAAGCCGCCGATTTACTCGGCGTTGATGTGTCGGAAATCAAAAGGATAAAAAAAGAAGGCGCTCCCATTATAGCAGAGCGCCTTTTGCTTTTATGGGATAAGAAAAATATCAACGCGCCCGGCTGGGATGGCTGGACCTTTAGCCGGGGAGCCCTGATACATAAAAAAATACGCTGGAAACCAGAAAAATTGCTTAATGCCCGGCGTGAAGCTGAAAAAGTCACGAAATTAGAAGCAGAAATTCATCAACTATATAGCCTGGCCGGGCTATTCAAAATAACGCGAAAATTACTCAAGCGCTAGCCCGCACGGCTTTCAAGTTATCCCCAGTTTTTGGGGATAACGCTGTTAATTAACCCTTCCCAAGCCAGGAAAATAAAGCGGTCAAGTCAGATTGAGAAAAAACGAATCAATCCGTTTTTTATGTAACGCGTTACGGAAATTGGCTTATATCATCGACGCTGCCTGCTTCGCTGGCGACTGTTGTGTTAAGTGCAGATTTAAAGCGATTTAATTAGGGTGATGAATGGCACAGCCGGGTTCGAAACTTGCGTTATATCGTGGAAGTTGCGCGATCAGCCATTCAACACGCGAAGAAGTCGCTGCGCTCACTTTTTTTATAGTTTAATGGCCAAAGGCCAGCGCTCCCATAATTGCGCTTTATCATACGGCTAACGAGCGCATGAAGTCGCGCTTACGGCGCGTAAAAATAAGAGCCGGCAATTCGTAACAAACCTAACCGATCTTAGACACCAAGCCGGCATTTCGTAACGCTTGACGCTGACGATAATTAGCTTGCCTACAAGCATTTGAGCAAAAAAGCGGTGTGCGACCAATTGAACGGTGATAAAAAGGAAAATGACAACGCTGACAAAAATAAACAGACATACCCACCCCCTTAATCTGGGAAAAATGTCTTATCAATAAGCTGTTCCAAATTCCACGGGCACTGATTGGGGAAAATGTCCGGGCGCAAGCCAGTCTCATGAGCTGCCTTTAAAGCTGCGTATTCGTAAGCATCCGCCAAAATTGCGGCAATCTCAGACTTTAATCCGGGATTCTGTTTTAGAACTTTTTGGAACTTTAACCGCTGTTCAATGATGGTATAACTCCAGCTATTACCACGCCTAGCCGGTTGATAATGCCATTTAAGCATGTGAAGCAGAAGAACAGACAGCCGACTTTCTAACGCGCGTTTTTCACTTCTGCCCATTGTTTCCACTTCCTCTATCAAATTATCTATATCCAGATCGGTTAACCGCCCTGCCCTCAGCAATGCCGCCTGTTCTTGAGTCCAACCGTAAAAATCCTGTTCGTAGTGAATCATAATTAACCCCTGTTTTTTTTAAGATCATGTGTAGTTTAAAGCGTTATACTGTTTTTGTCAAATTAATTATGATAATTATCATATTATCATAATATGATATTATCGTAATATGATAATTATCATAACTGTAATGTGATAATTATGATAATTATGATAATAACGCTTGACGCATGGCCTTATATAAACGATAATAAACCTGTCATCAAACTTAATTGGAGCAAAAAACATGAACAACGTTAGCCAAATCAACAAAGCCAAAAAACTCAGTGAAGAAGAAGTACACGCAGCCGCAGAAGAGCTAAAAGAATCCGGCATTCGTCCCAGCAGTATCGAGGTTTATAAATTCCTTGGCCGGGGCTCATTAACAACTATTACCAATTTTTTAAAGACTTGGGATCAAGCAGATATACAAGCGGCCACCCTGCCCGCTTTGGCCATACTGCCGGATACGCTAAAAAAAGCAGCCGAACTCATGATTATTAAGGTTTGGACGGAATCGCAAGAACTAGCAGAACAAGAAATCAAAAGCCAACGTGATGCTTTGCACCAAGCTGAATTAAAAGCCGTTGAGAAAATAGCCGAAGCCGAAGCGTTTAGTGAAGAACAAAGCAAACAGATTGAGGCACTAGAAAACCAAATCGAAGCAATGCAAAAAGATCATGACAATAAACAAACGGAATTTTTAAAAAAAATAGAAGCAGAACATGAAGAAAAAAATCAAGCTATGATAAAAATAGCCGTGTACGAAGAAAAACTTCACGAAAAAGAAAAGCAATTTGATTTTGTTAATACAGCTTTATTAGACCAACAAAAAACAAATCAATCACTCAACGAAGAAATAAAAAGGTTTGAACTAAAAGCAGAACAACTTGAATCAGAAAACCAATTATTAAAACAAGAAAAAGAAAAAACCTTAAAAAACAATGATAATTTAAAGGAAAAACTCAATGGACACGCAAATAAAATAAATTTATTAGAAAGTGATTTAGAGCAGGAAAAAATGCGCATTAATGTCGTTGTAGATGAAAACAGCCGATTGATTAAAGAAAACCGGTCATTAATCGAAAAAACAGCCATGTTAGACGGTCAGTTATCGGCGTGGAAAGAAATCAAACCAAAAGAAAAAATAAAGGTCAAACCAGAACAATTAATACAATAATAAAAATTAATGATAAAGCTTGTCTGTCACCGGGTCAGATTGGTGAACCGGTGACACTTTAGAAACAACAACGGGCGAAGAAGAAGAAGAAGAAGAAGACGAAGACGAAGCTTTTGGCAAACGCCACGCGGTAACAATAAAACTTTTATTGTCATAGATCAGATCAACGCCATAGGGTTTTCGCAACAATGTAACGCCTAAAGCGTGAAGTTCTTTGATGCCATAAGACTCAACCAAGGCACCGTTATCGTAAAAATCAATATTACCAACTATGCCCATTTCCTGCGAATAGGCAGTGACAGACAGTCGAGGACGATACTGTTTAAGCAGATGCTCGATAAAATAATTAGTCTGAACGGCTTTATAAACGGGCGCAGACTCCTTATCTTTTTTAACTTCGACAACTGGCTGGACAGTTACCGGAAGAGGAGCAGGAACAGGAGCCGAAACAGGCGGAAGATCAACGGAGGTGGGCTTAGGAATAGAAAAACCACCGGAGAAAAAACGCCAGCCCATAAACACAAGCAAAGCAATAACGAGTAAACCAATTTTTAAATAGCCGACTTCGGCAGATGATGTTTTTTTTGCCATTTGTGCCGAATCCTTGCCCTGCCCTGCCCTTAATTGGTCAATTTTGAGTTGTAGCCGGTCAACAAAAATACGTCGAGTTAAATAATTTACCGGAATGTTAGAATAAGTAGCGCGCATATCAACCAAGGTGCCATTCAATGCCTCTTGACCGTTTAAAAATTTCTGATTGGTGTCGTAACCATCGTAAAAATCCCTACCAGTAAATGACCACGTTTCGACCGGCGGCTGATTGGTCGATAAACCATAATAGACATGATAGCGATGAATGCGCGGCATCATCGAATTAAGACCAAAAAATTTAAGCGTAGATGCCAAGTAGGGAATTTTTTGCCGATCTAAACGCGACGCCTGGACTAGATAATCACATAAAGTAGTCCGCACCTGGGCGTCTATCATTTCATGATCTTGCGCTAACAAAATTAAGTCCCAGTGATCTTTACGGCTGAGAAAAAGCCAATTTAACAACTCTAACCGCTTTTTGTCGTTCCAGTTGCGTGAGTTTAGCCACGTTCCCAACTCATCAAGCACAAGCAGGCCATTTTTATCTTCGCCCTTGTATTTTGGATCATAAGCCGGGGGCAAAAGCTGCAAATCTTCGAGTCTTGGATGATCTGGAAGCCGGTACGAAATAACCGCATTATCTTCTGGCAAAAATTTATCCAAGAAAAGAGTCAGGTTAGTAGCAACCGGCCTGCCCTTTTGCATGTACTCTTTGATTTTACCAACAGCGGCCAGAGATTTACCTTCACCACGAACACCTTGTATTATCCAACCCGGCATTTTTCGTTATCCGTTACGTTAATTGGATATGGCCGCACGAAAACGATTATTCATGAGCAATAAATACTGACGGGTAACAAAACGCAGCATAACGCAGGAAAAAAGCGCAAACAGACAAATATTTGTGTTTGGTGGCATTACCCAGCCCCAGACACCATGAACGATTTCCGGGACAGATTGAGCTATGCCGTTAACAATTGTGCCAAACGTCGAAACATACGCAACAATAGCGGCAACAACCAACGATATAAATAACAACGTTATCGCAATTTTAAACGCAGAATGTAAAAACAGTTTTCCGAATTGATCGACTAAAAAATTCATCAAAACGCCGAATAAAACACCCATAAATCACCTTTATAAATTAGTTCTAAAAATCAAAAGAAAACAAGCCCAAGCAGTCAAAACAGCAAAAGCCCACTGTAAAACAGCCCGGAGCGGTTGAAGCGGTACACACGGCGCAAAATCAAACGCAAAACCAAAAATAACCCGATGAATTTCGTAGTAGCACGACGTTTGGGGAATTGTTGGCAAATAATCAGATACATTAAACTCAAACGGGTTTTCCATCGGCAAAAAACCAAAATAATCATCAGTATCAGTAAAAACAGTGGGAGGCACCGGCAAATAATCGGACACAGTCGGATCTATCAGAGTTGGGACAGTGGGCAACGTTACCGTTGGATTCGGTGTTGGTGTTGGATTCGGCGTTGGTGTTGGTGTCGGCGTTGGTGTCGGCGTTGGTGTCGGCGTTGGTGTAGGCGTTGGTGTTGGTGTTGGCGTTGCGGTCGGAGAAAACGGAATGTAATTTTGAGGCGCAGTATCCGGGCGAAAAGTGACGAGCGGCGACAACGATGTAGCAGAAATCGGCGAACGATTCCAAAAGGCCGGCACATAAAGAGTGTAATCGTAAATCTGAAAAGGCGGAACTTCGCTATAAACAGGCGCAAGAACAGGAAACGGAATATCAGCAAATCTAATAAACGAACTGCTCGGAGTTAACGACGGAAAATTAGACGCGGGTTGATAAATTAAACCGAAAAGCCGGTTTAAATCCGCCTCAAGACCGCTAACACCCGGGAGCATCCAAGGATAATCGTACGGAAAAAGAAAATCCGCAAGTTCATCAAGCGGCAACGGCAACGGCTCAACGGCAATAGGATGTTGCAAACTAACCGGGTAATATTTAGTTAGAGAAAAAGCAATTTCAGCTAATTGATTATTCGACAACGAGACATTAGAGCCAAGGGGAGTAACTAATCCAGTGTTCGGATTGACAACAACCGGAAAACCTAAAGCAGCCGTTTTTTCAACAAACGACGATACATAAGGCGAAGTTGGATTAGCTTTAAATGATCGTGCCAATGATCGACCTAGCGAATTAGTAGGCACTGTTGAAGCTACATTCATAAATTGCGACTTCGGACCGGTTAAACGCATCAACGGAAAATTAGCCAATAAACCAGTCGGCGAATTAGGCGAAAAAGTAAATTTAGCAAGACCGAGACCAATAGAAGTAATGCCCGTCAAATTCGACGTACCAAAATAAAAGTTAACTCCTCGAAACGCATGTTCAACGTCACCGTGATAAAGCAAATCAATGTAATTTAACCAGCAGGAACGATGAGCAAGGGCAAAATCGCCATTATTGCACTGTATAAGTTGACCGTCCTCGGGGACAACATATTGGTCGTACCATGTTGACGGGCATGTTTGAGGTGCGTAAATGGTTGAACCGTCCAAACAACTCATTGCTGTACCACGGGTATCAATAAATTTACATTTATGGGTAATGGGATTTTGACCTGCAGAACAATACGACACAGGACAGGCTAATTTAACGCTCTGACTGTCGCCGTTTAAACACGGCTGATCTAACGTTGCACAAATCAAATTGGCGCACTGAGGCAATGACGAATTAACGCCATCAACGGGGTCAGTGCCGGGGCCAGTACCACCGCCATCATCACCGGGAGCAGTACCGCCGCCATCATCACCCGGAGCAGTACCACCGCCATCATCAGGAGGATTGGTTGTGCCACCGCCATCATCGGGAGGATTGGTTGTGCCACCGCCACCATCGGGAGGATTAGTTGTGCCACCGCCACCATCGGGAGGATTAGTTGTGCCACCGCCACCATCGGGAGGATTGGTTGTGCCGCCACCATCATCAGGGGGAATCGTACCGCCGCCATCGTCAGGAGGAGTCGTACACGTCGGAGCTGTGCCTGTGCTGCCATCAGGCGCTAAGCACTGTTGCGGTGTATCGCTACACGCAATAATGGAGCACGGTGTTAAAGACGATGGTTGTTCTGGTTCGGGTTCGGTACACGTCGGAGCTGTGCCTGTGCTGCCATCAGGCGCTAAGCACTGTTGCGGTGTATCGCTACACGCAATAAT